CCTCTCCGTCTGTCGTAGTTTTCTCAGGCAGAGTTTCCACCCAAGTGTCGAATATTCTGGCAGTCTGCTTTGAGCTTTTAGGGTCATGGTCGAAAATACCCGTTCTGCCCTTAAAAAGCTTCGCAAGCTTCCTCAAAGCGCCTGATGAAAACTTTTCACCGTCTCTGTCAATGTTATTGTCACAAAGCGCCACCCTGAAAACAAATACCTTGTCCTCCGTGAGCGGCTTTCTTGCATAGTCGTTTATCTTTTCAAGCTCCTCGCCTGATACTGTTTCGCTCATTGCATTTCCTCCTTCATAGTTCTTTCTGTTCTTTCTCTTTCTCGTGAATATACTGCCCAATAACTTCTAATATTCGACTTTGTAACGCATAAGAAATTTCAATCTCGCAAACGTCTGGAACGCAAGTCTGCCTTCTTTTAAATTTTAACTTTGGCTTTGTAAAAATTAAAGTCGGACAAGAACTGGAACGAGTGCAAAACCCTTTTAAAAATGTCTTTAGAGGCCTTATTTCCTCTTCAACCTCTTTATATTTTTTGTATTGCTTATCCGTCATTGTTGTCACCGTCCATTCTTGCTCCGCAAAGTGGACAATAAGTCGGGAACGTATCGCCGCATATTTCTTCTAAATCGCTTGCATAATATTCTGTTTTACATTCACTACATCTTGTACAGCCGTTTTCATACATTAATTCTGTGGCTTCCCACTTTCCGTGCCTTGCTTCCTGCACGTCTGCGGTAGGTTCATCATCAACCAGTTTGCACAGGTTATAATAAAGTTTTCTTCTATGGTCATATCCCAATCAAATATGCTGTCTGTTTCCGAATCAATAGAACACTTTAACTTTTCTGCGTCAATATATCTTGACATTGTTATACCTCCTCAGTTTGTCAATACTCCTTAATTCCCAGCACAACATACCCGTTCTTTATTCCCCAGCCGTTGAGGATATATGTTATCTTGTATGTATGTTCTGATATCTCATGTTTTGCGTGTTCTCTTACTGTGCCGCCTAAGCTACGATAAGACGTTCCGTCAGTCGGTATAAATCTTATCAGATCTCCTGTCTGAAAACCTCTGTCATTCTTTCTGACCTCGAAGGTTTTCTCACCGCTCAGAACAGCGTCACAAAATTCTACGCTAAGTTTCAGATTATGTGTTTTCATTCTTTTGCCTCCTCAATATCCAACAAGCTAAGCTGGTTATTTTTCATGTCAAATACTCTGTCACGCCATTCAACGCCGATATAGTCAAGAACTCTTCCCCAGCCGTACTTTGTGCCGTCAGCATCTTCACAACACTTGTTCATCCAGAAATCCCACTCTTTTTCATTTCTTTCACGAAGCCTGTCAAATCGGTGAGGACGCTGTTCCATATGTATGCCGAAACCGCACATTGAGCAGCCTGTACGCTGAGCCTTTGTTGTGCAAAGCTTTCCGTCAAAGTCACGTTTTATCTCGCCATAGATTGTAGGCACAGGCACATTCAGGTCAAGTGCAAGTTGTAGCAAGTCCTGCCTTGTAAATATGGCAAATGGTGCTGAACGTATCGTGCTTTTGCCAAAGTAATTGCAGCCGTTAAGCATTAGCGATTTTTCACGTCTGCCACCCTCACTTGCCATAAGTCCTAAGAACGGCACACTCTTGTGTTGCTTTGCCCAATCATCACACGGCTTTTCTTTCATCCAGAAACAGCATTGTGATGATACCTTAAACGGCGGTATCTTGTAGTCAACGCCCTCGTTTTCATTTTCGTAACCGCCAAACAGTTCAAGCCAGCGCTGAGAAAGCTGCATTCTTGTATGCTTGCGAAAACCGCCATACTCTCCCGTTTCACCCGTTATGATAGCGTGACGAACTGTCTTGTTCTTGTCCGTAGGGTGTGCAAGCAGTTCTATTTTTGCGGCTGTTTCTTTTGATAGTACAGGAAAACCATATTCCCGTATGATATCTATTTTTGACTTGTATGGGCTTAACTTTATCACACCAAGTTGCTCGTGTATCTGCTGAATAGATTTGTCTTCAAGACTAGATACCGATACACCTGGAACATAACTGAAACCACAGTAATCATGTATAAATTTCAAAAGCGTTATGCTGTCAAGTCCGCCTACCGATATGTGCGTATTCAGATTTCTTTTGTCACATTCACGAATGAACTCCCTTACTCTGACCTCAGCGTATTTGACCTTGAACTCATACGGCATTTTCTGCTTAGTTTGGAAAGCTGCTATCTTCTGTTCATTGTCTTTGGTACGCTCCTCATAGCTTTTCACTTTTATCCCTCCTCAAACTCAGGGCACTCAGTCACAGTATACGAATGCAACGTGCCTTTCTGCCCTTCGTAAACCCTATGACCGCGCGTCTTCCAACCGGCAACAGGTTGTCTGTCCATCGACCAGCTGCACCCTGTTATCTGTTCACCTGTCAGCTTGTCACTCTTTGGCACTGCGTGTTTGCAGTACCAACAAAGCGTCGTAGCAGCACTGCATTTCACAGCCTCTATCTTGTCCTTGAACACTTCGCAGATAGTGTGCTGATATCTTACTATCCTCGGACGAAATCCCTGTCTCACACCATACCTGCATAGCCCGTATTTTCCGTTCTTTCTGCCGCAGTTGTCAGGCGATTTCTCAAAATATTTACAGCTGGTGCAGAATTTGTTGTTACCCATGTCATTCGTCCTCCTCATACGGACCTAGCCCCGACAGCACATCGAACATATGCTTGATAAACTCTATCAGTTCTTCACGGCTCTTCTTTTCAAATTTCGCATAGGGTCTGATGAATTTTTCCATTTCACGCATAACACGCACGCTGTCATTGAATGCCGCTATCACGTTCTCGTTAGGTTCGCTCTGCTTTATCTGCTTGTCTAGTTTCTGTGTCAATGCACTTTTGGCTTTCGCTGCCTGCTCTGCAGGAATGTTGTTCAGCGTAGCGGTTTTGTATAGATAGTACATAGCCAGCCAGTATATTTCATCAAAGATGTTGCTATCGTTCGGCAACTCTTCACCACGATATGCCAACTTGTCGATTTCTGACCTTTCCATGTTTTTCACTCCTTTTTTTTGATTTTAAAATGGCGGTAAATCTTCGCCTTCGGCCGTGTCAACATCTTTGAAACACCCGTAGATTTTGCCCCATTCTGCATTGTTACAGCCGATACGTTTACAAATCTGGCTGTAGGCGACCTTGATGTTGTCTGCCACGTTGCCTGTCAATCGGTTTTTTACAATGGCGATTTTGCTTTGAAAATCGTCCTTGTCGTCGTCGTTATTTTTGCTATATGTTAAAACCAAATCAACCCTATTTGTGATATCACTCGAACCGCTGACACTATCTGCATTCAGTTCAATGCCGTCTGCGGTTTTGCGTGGGTGCGCTATCAGTATGATAGCTACGTTATATTTGACCGCTATGTATTTCACGGCGTTTACAAAATCGGACTGTGCCCGATACAGTTCTTTGCTGAGATCAACGTCCAGTGCCGTCATGAGATTGTCAATCAGTATCAGTTTGACGTTAAATCTGCGGATAGCCGTTTCAATCGTACCCAGCAATGATATCTTGCCGTCACGTTTCGCATTATCGCCGTCAAGCTTGATTTCAGCCGTCACAGCCGTGTTGTCAAAAATGTATGCCCTATCATCATACCAGCGGTTGATTTTATCGACCACATCATCAGGAATGTCATAGGTCTCGTCACCATATTCGTTGACCGAACGTATAACATTTTGTTTTCCTGCAATCTGCAAATCTAGCCAGCGTTTGAAATGATAGTCAGGCAATTCACCCGAATAAACGAAAATCGAATACGGATTGCCGTCTAGGTCTGATTGGTCTAGTGCATTTGCGATTATTTGTGACGCTAACGTTGATTTACCCTCGCCACGCTTGCCCGTGATAACCACTACCTGCCCCATATAGATACCGCCGATATATCGGTCAACATCGTATATGCCTGTTTTGATATGCTCCTGCTTATCCAGATTGACCGCTTTGACCTGCGACAGTTTTTTGACAGCCGTGACAGGTATTTCTTCGGCATTGTTCACGGCATCGCATATCGCTTTACAGCCGTATTTCTGCAGGATTGCGTTTGCGTCCTTTTCACCCAAATAGTCTTGTGTCCTGACAACTTTCAATTTTTTGTGTGGAAATGATGTTGTAAATTGGTCAACCAGTGTTATGTGTCCGTGTTCATGATCTCCGAAAATTACAATTTCGTCGAAGCTGTCCACAAAATCATAACAGAACGGCACCCAGGTCTTGTTGCTCTGACCGCCTGGCACTGATACTGCATTATCTATCTGACAATCTGCCACCGACAGACTATCTATCTGCCCCTCCGTGACTATCAGCCTATCATGCTTTTCTGTACATCGGTTCATGCCGAACAGTATCGGTTTTGTGTTCTTTTCAAACCACTCTTTTTGATTGTCTCTGCCTTTGACAAAATCTGTCTTGCGATACTTGACTGACGTCAGCACGTTGTTTTCATCAAAAAACGGAAACATCAGCAGATTGTCACGCTTATTGCCAACAGTGATGTTGTATTTTCGTGTGGTGATTTCCGAAATTCCCCTTGACCGCAGGTATTCAACCGCCTTATCACGGGTGACTATCTTCACAGGTGGTAACGTGCGGTATTTCTTTTTCTGTTCATCGTCAAATTCTAGCGGATAGTTAAAATCTCTTGCAAGCTGCACGAAATGACCTGTCATGCCACAACTGCTTCGGAAACACTTGAACGCTCCTGTATCGAGATTTACAGAAAATGTATCTTTGTCATGACCGCCCCCACCACAGTACGGACAATATTTGAAATACAGTTCACGCCCCTTGCGGTGCGTTTCTGCATTCAGTGCCACAGCCAGACCGACTACATCATCATCACGCATTGTATATCCCATGTTTTTTCACCTCGCTCAAAAATCTGTCCTGCCTGGATTGTCAGTCCGCCTGCCGTTTGTGTGCGCTGCGGGAGCAGCATATATTTGTTTTTCTTTGTTTATCTTTGTTATCTTTGTTATCTTTGTTTCATTGTTGTCGGTTGTTTGTCGGTTGCTTGTCACTTGCTTGTCGGTTGTTTGTCGGTTTGCTTGTCGCTTGTCTTGATACATATCATAATTTACTATCGTAAATACGCTATATTTGTTAGTCGCTTTGCTTGTCACTTCGTTTGTCGAAATTAGGTGTCGAATTGCAGTTCTTACGTTGCGAACTGACAACCCTGTTTCTTTGGCTAGTGTGCCATAGCTTGCGACCCTCTGCCCCCTGTGAATAGCTTCACCCTTGAAACGCTTTTCTTCATAATTGGCGGTCAAAATTAAATGTTCAAAAACGATGCGTGTCGCAGGGTCTTTGTACCATTCCCAGTTCACTATTTTTCTATGTAAAACTATAAATCCATTTTCTAGCATTTAATCACCACCCAATTTCTGAAGATAATCTCGCAAAGCGTAGTATAGTATCGCTTTTATCAGTGTGCCACTCTCTTGTTTCCGACACGCTATGATCGTAATGTTATATCGTGCCTGCCATGAACAGAACGTTGCCAATAGTGCCTTCGGTGGCATTTTACTGCGATAGTTGTGTAGCAGGATATTTTCCCACAGCCTATCATCTTCGACCATTAGAAACACCTTTGCATGGTCTTCAACCGACCGTTTGAATTCACGGTCAAAACGCTCTCGCCCTTTCGTGAAATTACCCACGATTTCGTCCAAATTCGCCTTACGTTCAATAACAACGCTCTGAGCAAGACTTACAGGCTCGCTATTAGGTTTCACGGCTTCGCAAGTATAATCACCATAGTTTAATTTGTGTTGTGTATATGGCGTTTCTGTGGCTCTCAGAACCTTTTCAATATGCCCCCACTTTTGCTCTCGGCTATCAACGACAACCGAGAACGTTTTAAGCGTGGCGTCAATGTCTATCGGGTGCATCAGAATGGTACTGCGTCATCGCCTACGTTGATTTCGACGAAATCTGACAGATTAGCATTCGGGTCAAAACTATCATTGCTGGCTGTCGACGGCTTGTTTTTCAGCTCTTCACGCTTCGGAATTGTGAAGTTGCCACTGCGGATATCGTTTGCAGGCACGAAGCGCTTGCACTGTGTAAACCAACCTGTTTGGCCGTCCTTTTCCCACTCTTTTTCGTTGAAAAGAGCGCCAACAAGTTTACCCTTCAGGACGTTCTCGTCCCAATCTCTTTCACAGTCGATATGTAGATTGGCATTTGAATTTTCAAACGCCTGTATCTGCGATTTGAAATAACCCAGTGACTTCTTGAACTTGGTGTCGTCACCTGTGTTATGCGGTATGCTCAGGCGCATTGAACCCTTCCACTTTTTGTTCTCCCACTCGTCAGGGGTTGCCTTATACAGCTTGTCAAAAAAGCCCTTGAACTCGCCCTCTGCGATGTCGAACTGAATCGCTAGCCTGCTACCCCAATCAGTGGGTTCAACTTTGACGTTGAGAATTTTCAACACATATCCACCTGGCTGGAGCTTTGGCAGCTCTGAAAAACTTGTTGCTTCTGCCTGCTTGTAACCTGTAATTCCTATCATTTACTTTTCCTCGCTTTCTATATCGTTTGGAGTTAAATTCCAATACTCTCTGATTTTGGTGTCTACGAATTTTAAATCATTTTCGATTTCATCGTCAAACATATCTTCGGGCGATTTCGCAGTAGAAATGCCTCTCGACTGCGTGATGAAATAGTGATGATTTTCGTCAGCCGTGCAGAACAGCACGATTGAAAACAGCCCTTCAACTGTCAACTGATTATCCAGCATTTTGCCGATAGTTTTTGCTTTGTACTTGCCGCCGTCGGTCAGTTCGACGTGGTGCAAAAAGTACACGATTACGTCTGACGGCAGGTCATTTATAACAAACTCTATCAGCCGTTCAAAACTGACCGCCATATCAGTGAATTTTCCGTACCCTAGTTCTTTTGCCTTGTCAAAACTATCGAAGGCCATTAGGTACTGGCTGTCATCAATGGCAAATGCCTTTGACTTCGATTGAAACATAGCCGCCTTGATAACATCATAACGGCTCTTACCTTTGTTTGCCTTGACAAGTTTTGCCACCGAAAGTGTCGCAAGACCATTGTTTTTGAACGGCAGTGGCTTGCCAGCGACATTGAAAATGCTTATCTCGCCTGGCTTGAAATTCTTGAGGGAACGGCTCTTGCCGCTGCCACTTTCGCCCTCAATTAAAACAGGTAATCCCATGTTTTTTTTATTCCTCCTCTTTGATTTCTAGTGGGCATTGAGCGCCCACGAATGTGTCTGGTAAAAATACGATTTCGTCAGTCAGATTGCACCGACCAGAACGGCGGCTGAAAAATCTGCAATACTTGCAGGCGGCGTATGTCACGCCTTTGCTGTCAACAGGAAATGCGGTTTCAACTACCGCATAGCCCCTGACATATTTCTGAACGCCGTTGTCAAAACTAGCACTCATAGCAGGTTCAGATCCTCCTCTTCGTATTCAGCCCCTGCCAGCTCGGCAAGGTCATAGATTGAAATATCGTCATTCTGGTTGATTTCTTCAATCAAAATCTCACGGAAACAGTCCTTGCAGTAGTCCTTGCCCTCGTAGCAGAAAACATTTTCATTTGCAAGGTCTAGCTGCCCTCTGCACTTGTCGCATTCGACCACAGTATAATTGCGGTCTCTGCCACAACATCTGCACCCGTCAGGGCAGCCGACGCAATCATTAGCCGTGTAACGCATTAAACCGCCCCCTTATAGCTGAAAAATGCGATATTTCTGTACATGAAATACGATCCAGTTCTGTATTCCAACACCTCAGCACCGACCTCTTTCGCTACGGCATGAATGTCAGGCGGAAATATCTGAACACCCAATATTGCTCCGTCAAACGTCCACACGTCGCCTATTATCATAGGGTAAACGCCTTCGGTAACAGTACCATACTCTTGCGTTTTTTTCATTTTTAGTTCCATTAACGCCATGCCAACCATAGCGTCAAGCCTTTCTTTTACTGTCATGTTTTCGACCTCTCCTTTCCAATATCGCTGGTTCTGCTAGCTGAAAGTATCTGCATGGATAAAGCCTGCTACTTTCCCAGCAGCTTTTTAAGTGCTTGCAGTCAAGGCATGAGTAGTTAGTCACTTTGCTCACCTGCTAGCTTTGTGAGTTGTTTCAACGCCTGATAGCTCTTGCCGACGTTATACGCCTTGAGCTGGTCAGCTGTGAACATTTGGCTGATGTAGTAATCAAAATCGCTCAGAGTTTCTTGCTCACTGTTAAAATTTACGACACTAGCTATGTAGGTGGCGAAAAGTTTCGCACGACTTTCCTGCCCAGAGGGGCAGTCTGGTGGGCAATCGTCTATGCCTGTTCTAACTCCTGTGCAAAATTTTGCTACTCTTACGATTTCCTCGTCCGTGAATTTCTCATCCATTGTTGTCACCGCCGTTTCCTATCCTCGTAAGCTCCTCTTTCACCTCAAGCATTGCCCGATATGACTGTCCCATGTCAAAGGCTTTCTGTTCTTCATCTTCCATACGTTCGTAAATGTCCAGTATCAGCTCGCAAGCCTTGTAAGCCTTTTGAGCTTCTTGACAAATCTGCGTTTTTACGCTATCATCAATGTGTATGTTATCGGTATCTTTTGATACCTCCGAGCTTGTGCCTGTTGCCGCAGGTGCAGGCTCATTTTCTTTGAGGTAATGCATAACAGCTTTGTTGATCTCTGACTCTGCGCTGCATGCCCATTTCCCTTGCTCGTCAAATGGACATCCTCCACAGTTATGCGTCATGTAGCAGCATTCAAATGCCTTTATCGTTTCTCCTCTCGTCAGCATTCTTCTTCCTCCCATTCAAATCGACCTTTGCCGCTGTTACGCCACTGACCGATACCTCTCAGCCTGCCGTAGTCCAGCCATTCTCTTACGGCTGTTTCCATATCGTCTTTCAGAATCTGGATTGTGAATTCAACTGTTGCTCCTGCAGGTACTGTCTCAGAATGTGCCAGTGCAACACGTTCGCCCTGCGGTGTGCTTGCCCTCAGCGGTCTCTGACATTCACCCATACCGCCTTTGAATTCGTATGGTATCTTGCGCTCCTCGACGAAGATAAGTCCGTCGATTTCTTTCTTGTACGCTTTGATTTTTGAACTAGCCGTGCCTGATACCTTTTTCAGAACGCCGCAAGCGTCCTTGAAAAATCCTTTGACCTGATAGTCCCACAGGAATGGTGTGCCGTCTTCCAGTGTCGGGAATACCGTCATAGATTTTTCGACCACTTCCGCTACACCAAGTGCGGCTATCTCTTCCTCACGGCTCTTTGCGTCAGGTGCTTTCGACGCTATGTATTCGTCGTGGATTGTGGTTGTTGCGTTTGCCGTTCCCAAAATCTCTTCGGTGAACGTCAGCTTTACTTTGATTTTTTTCATGCTCATGTCTTTTGACCTCCGTTAAATGTTAAAATTTTTCCCTTGCGTCTCTTGCTTCTCAATGCCTTTGCTAATCAATGCCATTTCTTTGCATAACCCCGCCAATCTGCGCCCTGCAATGCCCTAGCCTTTCGTTGCGTGTCAAAACCTAGCTTCACCATTGCTGGTCTAAACCTGGCTCTGCCTTTGCCTATCAAAACGGTGCTGTGCATACCTAGCCCTAGCTATGCAAAACGTTGCCAGCCTTTGTATGGCCATGCCGTTGCTTAACAACCCTGAACCGTACTTTTTAGAAATCATCTGAAGAAAAACGTTCCAGAAGCTTTTGATGATTGACATTATACAAATCAGTCAAGCTAAGCATTGCAGACGTATAACGTTCGCGTAATTCATTCATATCATCAGTAACGCACATACGATTTATAGACCCTTCGAGCATATCAACGGAATTCATAGTTTCCTTATGCTTTTGTGCCGTGTAAAATTTATTTTGCATAATTATCCCCCTTTCTTTTTAGACAGAAAATATTTTTTTTCGCAGTCCTTGCGATTCATTGCTTATCAAAACTTTGCCGTTGCTTTGCCAGTCTTTGCTAGACCAATCCATGCCTCTGCCTTTCGTTGCTTATCGACGCTAGGCCGTTGCTTTGCTGTTCAAATCAACACCTTCGCACTTCGCAGTCGTTCACAGGTTCGCTTTGCCATAGCCATAGCCAATGCTATTCATAGCAAATCCGTTGCCTTGCAATCTACGAATTGCCATCGCTGTTTTCGTCGTGATTTTCATCGTCATAACTGTGTTCATGTTCCCATTTGTGCTGGTCTATGATGCATGCTATGAACAGTATCACGGCATAGAAAACCGCCAGAACCACGATCGTTGCGCCTATTATGCAGGCTATAAACATACCCTCTGACACTTTACCACTTTCCTTTCGTCTGTATCTCGACCTTGACAACAGGTTTTGAAGCTTTTTTGATCGCCTGCTCCAGCTCCTCACGGATTGCGGTTTCGGCTGTCTCTTTGATATTGCGGTATAACCCATAGACCGCCAGTGCGAACAGCGCCGTACATAACGCTATTGCAGCCACGAATCTGACGATCTCCAGCGTTGCTATCATGTTGTTCATCTTCTTATGCTCCTTTCTTTGCAATACTCTGCAAAGATTTCTTCGGGGTTCGCCCCGATTATCCTGCAGTACGTCACGATTTGTTCAGCATTCATGGTGCCGAACTGCCGTTCCCACCTGCTCACGGCTGTCTGTGTCATGCTCAGCCGTTTTGCGATTTTTGCCTGCGTGAGACCTTTCTTGGCTCTTGCAGATTTAAACACTCGTGACATCACATCATCTGCTGTTATTTTCTTTGCAGGCATTTTTAGTCCTCCCTTATCATTTCATATGCCCATATCTCTGCATTGGGGAAGCTTTCTTTGTGCCTCTTTGCAGCCTTGGTGGCTTCCTCCAATGTGTCAAAAAACCCTATGAAAATGCAGTGTGCAGGGTCTGTTTTGTCATAGACCTCATACATCGTATCATTTTTGTAATGCCTTTCTACGGCCTCGCCTTTTTTCATGTTTGTAAGTCCTTCGCTATTCTTTGCTGGCATTGTTTTCACCCCCACTATTCTGCATGAACATCACGTGTAAGATAGTCCAGCGTAACGTTCAGCCATTTGGCTATCTGCAGAAGTACTGACGCTGGCATATCGTTTTTATCCTGCCATTTAGACCATGTTCTGCGGTCTATTTCGATAGTCTTCGCAAGGTCCTGCTGGGTGAGATGTCTGCGTCTCAGTTCACCATTGATGTTGTCAAATATCGTTGTCTTTTCAGCCATTTGTTACACCTCCGTTTTCATTTTGAATTCTCGTACTCGTTTTGAGTACATTATCATTATATACTCATTTTGGGCATTTGTCAACCCCAAATTGGGTACAAATATGTACAAATTTGAGATTATATTTTTGTACAAAATACTCATTTTGAAAATAATGTGCCCTATTTTCATTGACAAATTCCCATAATGGGTATATAATATATATAGTAGGAGGTGATAAGAATGTTTGACAACCGCCTTAAAAAACTGAGAATGGCGAAAAACCTCACGCAAGAGGAAGTTGCAAAAGCCTTAGGCTTGCCGAAAACAACCTACTGCAACTACGAACGTGATGAGAGAGAGCCGTCAGCAATGACACTTTTGAAGATCTCAGCATACTTTGGCGTGTCTCTCGATTATCTTTGTGGAAACGAGGGCGAAAAAAATTCCCCGCCACCACAAAGTGACGAGGAAGCTAAGATTATCGACGCATTAAAGGTTCTTGAAGATAGCGAAATCAAAGACCTTGACAAATATGTCGATTTTCTCCTATTCAAGAGAGGGCTGCTTTAAGCAGCTCTTTTCTTTTTCTGCCCTTATTTTTTCCCACAATTCGGGGTGCTGTAGTATGTAAATCTTGTGGGCTAGTCTTTTTTCAAATTCTGTTCGTTCTTCTTTTGTCATTATTTTCTCCTCCTATATTTATGAAACATATGTTCGATAAGCCTATTATATATCATGTAATCACGGCTGTCAATACCCTTTTTATGTACTGTCCGAAAAATCGGACTGAAATAAAAAGACGTCAAAAAGTATTGCAAAATATGCGTTAAAATGCTATAATATACATGAAACACACATATATAGGCTATGTGTAAATCATAGCATTTTTATGTCATAAAATGCAAGCGTGTTTATAATATCGAACATTATTTGTTGAAACTGAACAAATCGTCAAGGCCACATTTTAACGATTTAGCCAATAGCACAGCCGTTGAAATGCGTGGGTCAACGTTATAGTGTTCTATCTGGTCTATTTCGGAAAAGCTAACGCCTGACAGTTCGGATAGCTGGCGCAGTGTCAGACGTTGTGTGCGACGTATATCACGCAAATGTGTTTCGTATATCATATATATCACCTCAAGGGCTAGTATGCCCACAAGAGCCGTGATTATAAGAAAAGGGGTAAAAACCATGGGATTACGTTTTAGAAAATCAATCAAAATCGGCAACGGTGCGAAATTGAACATCAATAAAAAATCTGTCGGTTTTAGTGTCGGTGGAAAGGGCGCACGATACACTGTCAACAGCTCAGGGCGGCGCACAAAGTCTGTCGGTATACCAGGCACAGGGCTGTCATATGTATCAACATCGGGTGGCAGAAAGTCGTCAAGCCGTAGTTCTCACGGCCGTAAAGCAAGTAGCACGTCAAAGGGCGGTTGCCTGCTGGTGATAATCATTTTCTGTGCTATATCGGTCATAGTCTACGGAATAGCGCACCTATTCGGCTATAGACGACCGACAAAAGTTGAATGGACTAATGACAACTATTCTATCACACTGAATGACTATAATCGTGACTATAGCCACATAATCTATTTGCGAATCACAGGTGAAACCGACGCAGAGGACGTTGATCCGAAAGATATAAGAATTGAAATCAGCAATCCTGACGTTTGTCAGTTAGAATATGATGATAGCGGTGCATATGTCACCTATGATGTGAAACCCCTGAAAGACGGCTTTGCGGACGTGACAGCCACATATGACGGTGTGACATCTGACCCTATAACGATAACGGTTGACATGGATGAAAAAGTCACCACTACCACCACAACAACCACTACCACCGCAGAGCCTGAAACCACCACCGAAGCAACCCCTGTGACAACTACCACACAGGATCCAGCCGAAACGATAGTATATATCACGGCTTCGGGCGACAAATATCACAACGAATCATGCAGATACTATGATGATACCTGCACACCAATGACCCTGCAGGACGCCCAGAACGCAGGCTATAAGCCTTGCAAGGTGTGTGGCGGATAAACCACCCCATAATAAAAAACCCCCACAGAGCGACCTGTGAGGGCGTGTACAACCAAATCAAGCAAGAGATGATACTATAGTAGGAAGTACCCTATTATTTTATCATATACCAAAAATTTTGTCAAGATAGTAGGAGGAATTTACATGGCAACAGCGAAGAAAATGCCTAGCGGAAATTATCGTGTGAGAATATACGACAAGGCAACAGGAAAACAGAAATCGTTCACGGCTGAAACGAAAAAAGAAGCCGAGTATCTAGCCAACGAATGGCTAACAGGTAGACAGAAAGCCGTGATAAAACATGATATCACAGTAGGCGAAGCCGTGAGAACGTACATCGACAGCAAGAACAACGTTTTGTCAGCGTCAACGATACGTGGCTATGAAATAGTATATCGCAACGGTCTGAATGGTATCAGGGATATCAATATAGACGATTTGACGACCATGCAGCTGCAGTATTGGATAAATAGCAATGCCAAAAAATATAGCCCAAAAACGCTGAGAAATCAGTTCGGATTGGTGACAGCGGCACTGCGTCAGAAAAAGGTTCGTTTGGATTTTGATGATGTAACACTGAAAAAGAAAACCAAAACGGAAATCGAGATCCCGACAGAGCAGGAGATAGGACAGATACTGCGCATGGTTGACGGTACAAACATTGAACTACCTGTCACCCTAGCACTGTGTCTAGGGCTAAGACAATCGGAAATAGCCGCATTGGATTGGTCTGATTATAAAAATGACGTGTTGACAATCAACAAATCATGTGTGCCTGACAAAAATAACAAATTTATATTGAAAATGGGAAACAAGTCCATGGCAAGCACACGAACGCTGAAAGTTCACGGCCTAGTCAAAGAACGGCTAGACAGAGCCAGAATGACATCAGGACGTATCAGCCCTATGCTGCCATCGTCAATTCTATGCAGATTTAAACAGCTCTGCCGTCAAAACGGCATACCCGAATACACGATGCACGCCCTACGTCATGCCAATGCCAGCATTATGCTGTTGAAAAACATTCCTGACAAATACGCCATGAAACAGCTAGGTCAATCGTCGCCAAACATGATTAAAAATGTTTACCAGCATATTTTTACAGACCGCCAAGAGCAGGTGGCTGATACCGTGTCAAATGCCATTTCCGAAATACTAGACGCAAAACTAGACGCAAAAAATGCAAATAGCCATAAATAGGCGTTTAAAGGCGTTTCCTTAGAGGGTTCGAATCCCTCCTTCTCCGCCAAGCGAAAACCGTTTATTTACGTTAAATCACGTAGATAGGCGGTTTTCTTTATGCTCTGAAATGCTAAAATATGCGTAAAAATCGTAAAATATGTGTTAGAATGATAAATACTAGACACGAAACTAGACCCGAATTTTGCACACACTGAAATTTTGCTCTGAAAATATGTACAAAAAGCAAACTTATATTTGTGCAATCCTACAAAATTCAATGTTATCTATATTTTTGTTATCTACCTACTTGACATTTGCTAGATAACATGGTATACTATAATCACAGGCAAGAGATGAGACCTGAAATCAAAAATTAATTTTCGGAGGTACAAAATCATGAAAATCACAGGCGTTAAGAAAGCAGTAGGAACTTACAAGAGAGCAAACAGTGGCGGCTATTATCGTTCATCATATGGTGCTTTAATGATTGATATGTCAAAAGGTTATGTATGGTGCGACGAATTTTCAGACAGATTTTCGTACATCGCCTATGACGATGAAAACATCGCACGCATAAATCTTGAGGGTGAGCCAGCAACCATGCAGAACGTCAAGGCGGCAGCCGAAAGAATGTGTGCTGAGCATATCGCATAAACAGCCCTGATGAGTATCTGAAAATTGATACGAAACGCCCCACAAAAAAAGGGGCGTCGGCTGGAAAGCAAAATAAAATTTGAAAGGAACTGATAACATGAGTAATTTGAAAAACATGAGAGAAAAAAGAGGCATGACACAAGATGAGCTGGCAAAGAGAATAGGCTCTGTCAGAAGCTATATCTGCCGTCTTGAAAGTGGTGCGCAGGATATCAATTTTATCCAGGCGAGCACGTTAGGACGTCTATGCACGGCACTGGACTGTAAACCCGAAGATTTGCTGGAAGCTGACAGTTTTGAATTTGAGGAGATCAACGGTGAAAAGCGGCTGATAGTTGACGGACTATACGCTCCAGAGGGAAACTATTTGCTAATAAAAATTAAGAATCGCACATATCAGCTGAACATGATTGATTTTTCAAAAGTTGATGATGTATCAAAATATCTGATACCACGTGGAAACGCTAACATTCCACGAAGTGCCGCAGAGTTCGACAAGAAGGCATACTGGATATATAAAATGGCGCCACGTGACGGCGTGGAGGTCAAAGTCCTAGACCCTATCAGCCCCGAAGATTGGAAGGTGCTAGTTGAAAAACTAGAGCTGACCGATGATGATATTTCGGACGAATTTGAGGTTGTCAAGGGTAAGAATTATGGCGAAAAGTGCGAGAAACACTACATTTGCAGACAGATAAGACTTACCTCCCCAAAAAACTCGGCTACGATCGAGCGAGAGTTGAAAAAACATGGCATTGAGGCAATGAACGTAAGTGTTGACCGCATAAACGTCAGGGTAAAATGACATGGCAAAACAAAAATACGAATTGTTGCCGGACAAAGTAGTAGCAGCCAATGCAGAAACCATAAAAGCTATAGGGCATATCGCAACCGATACCGATATAGTGGACTATGTCAGCGGTCAGCTGATGCGTGATTATATCAAAATTGGCAAGAAGACCCTAGATGAAGCCGCCAAGTTAACCGAACAAACGATAATGTCAGACGATTTTTTAGACAAGCTGGGTGCCATAAAAAATATGGTGAATTGGTGCTACAGTGGACGGCAAGTGTATCTATTTGATGATGATTTTGCAGATTTGCTCAGCGGTCAAGGCACAGCAGATTTGAAAATCAGTGCAGACGTTTTCAAACAATTGCCATGCAACTGTTTTTACGTCCAGCGAAAATACAAAAATAGCGTGGGGTTCTTTTTCGACTTGCAGGGCGACCGAATGACAATGACAGAATACTTTTTTGACGATGCCGAAAAAGACTACTATTCGGAATCAATCGCTATAGAGTTGCAGTATGATATGACAGTTGAAGAACTGATATATAAAATTCTGGGCAGTTATGCAAAAAAAGATAAGGCAGGCACTAAGGCAATGATATGCGACATAGCCGAAAAATTGCAGTTCATTGTATACCTATCAGCCGTAAACGCTGAAATTGCACCTGTTACGAAACGTCAGGTGCAAAAGAAACCCACCGCACAACATCCACAGAAGTCGTCTGCGCAACCCCAAAAATCAGCCATAGCCAATGTAGGATACCGCATTGGCATTGCCGTGCGCAAGCATAGGCAAGCTGAAAGCAGTGCTAGTTATCAGCATAGCCCACAAGGTCACAGCGCACCGAAAGCACCGCACATCAGGCGTGCGCACTTTCACGGCTACCATACCAACAACGGCTATCAGGTGAAGTGGCTGAATACAATCTTCGTCAACGCTGAGCGTGATGATAATGATATCAGCACGATTCACAAGGTGCTGCAATAACTGTGTATTCGCAATAAAAAAGCCGCCAGGGCAAACGCTCTGACGGCTAAATTTATGCGAATTTTATGCGAAATTTATGCGACTATTTCTGGATTTTCTGTCTTAATTTTTTGATGAATTTCTTTCCTGCTATGCCGTTTGGTCTATATCCCCAACCTTTCAGGCGGCTGTTGATAGCACCGACAGTGCCCTTGCCGATGATTGCATTATCGTCCAGCTTTGCGCCATCAAGGATTAGCAACTGTTTCAGGGCATATGACCCGTCTGTGCTCGCACCTTTTTTATAGCCTTTCGTCTCCAGTGTGGGCGGATTGATAACGCTCTGATTTTTCGGGCGCAGAACGCCAAGAACATGGTTGTAATTGTGTTTGATTTTCGTGCATGGGTCATTTTTGCCCAACCAGTTCTGATCGTAGCTGTAGAAATACCTTGTGTTACCCTCGCCTGTGGCTATGGCAACATGACCGATACCGCCGTTCAGACTACCACCCCACACAACGATATCACCCTTTTTCGGAACGAATGACGGCGTGTTTTTAATTCTGGTAAAATAGCCCTTGACCGCCTGCTTGTCGAAATCTTCGTAAATCTGTTTCGCATACATACCTGTGAACATTCCGCACCCGATAACATCTCTGTTGTACTGATTAGCCAGGTCAAAACACTGTACACCGTACAACTTATCGAAATTAATGCCCTTGCCTTTGTACTTTTTTACAAATTCATCAAATGTCATTGCCATAATTAGTCCTCCTTATCTTTGAAAACTCCAAATTTTGCCACTATTTTGTTTATCCAACTGGCTTGCGGATTGATTTCACCGTAGTTTTCCAGTATGGAAACTATTTCCATAGCGAAAATATACCCGAAAACAGCTAGTGCGGTTATCGTTCCTGCAATGCCTGCCAGTTCGCTATGTCCATAGTAGTGCCCCAGCTGTTCAAAGCCGATTTCCGAACCGATAGCCACACCCATGACGACTATCTCCGCCAATTTGTTCAGACCGCCCTTGCGCATTTTCGATGACCTTACGTCGCCTTTGCAATAGGCTTTTATCCAGCCAGTGGCAAAATCAGCCAGTGCAAGACCTATCACGATCATCAGCATAATTATGTATTTCATTCGCTCGCCTCGCTTTCATACTTCTCCCCTGTGATTTCCTCGTACTGCTCAGGGGTTATCTTGCCCCTGTCAGCAAAATCCTTGACCTGCTCAGCAGTGTACAAACCTAAATCGTACAAACGTTTGACTTTTCTATACATTGTCGTCACTCTCCTCAATCAGTGTATCGGTCATCAGTGCGGTGTATAGCACCTGTGCTTCTAGCTCGTCCACCTTTGTGGCTTTTTTCGGCTGAAAATCATCAGGGGTCAACCCTAGTTTTTCAGCCATTTTCTTTTGTAAATCCGTCATGTTGTACCCCCCACTTCACTTAACTTTACAACATACTCTTCCTCGCTAGGTACTGGTATGCGGTAGTTTTCATCACTGTTTTTGAACGTTATGCTACCCAGTGCTTCAACCTCTATGTTTCTCAAGAAGTCATCTGGTATTAACGATGATATATCTGTTACTACAGGATTTGCAATCTCGTAATACAGGATTACGCCTGACATTGCCTGCTTGAATGCGGTTGCATCAGGGTAGGCTGTATCTTTGACCTGAATCTGTGAAACTACGGTAGCTCCGTCTATTGTGAGTGTTTTATCGACAAATACATTGGAACTTCTCGCAACTGTTCTATATTTACTGCACAATGCATTATAAACTGTTGTTCCAAATATACCTAGATATTTAAAATTGAGATGTTTCGCAGGTGCGTAGAAATGATGTCCAACAGCGGAAGTCGTGTTAAATTCCCAATCCAGCGTTCCCAAGTCAACGCTGCTTACGCATTGCACATATTTCTTGTTCTCATAGTCCACATAGTTTTTTGCATTTCCTGCTGACCAACCGTAGCCCGTCAGTGCCCTGATGGCTTCTGGGATTGGATACCAAGTCTGATGATAAGGCGTGTATGAACCTGAGCTACCAGCTATCAGAGCTATATCATTCTTGTAAACATTGCCGTATGATGGCGGGAGTGTGAAACGAACATAGAATGCGTCTGATGGGGTTATGAACTTTTTGTTTGGGTAGACAGTCTGCCCGTCTTTGTCGTTATAGCCAATGTAGTTCTTGTTATAGTCATAAAATCTGGTTTTCACATTTTCAAATTTGGCACTACCTGCGTACACGAAGATATGGGTTGAATTTGGGGCAATTGGCGTATAGTTTTTTGAATATATAGCCTCTTTTGAAAATTCGTTATTGCCACTAGATGAATTAATCGAACCAACTCCCCATACCTCATTCCACAAATTTCGTCCCTGCTCTATAATGCTCTCTGTGCCTGCACTGACAATCTCACCGTCAATGACCTCAGAATGACCGCCTATTAACTTCACGCTCATCAGCTTACCGCCCGTAGGCACTGTCTTTGCATATGCCGTTTCGCTGTCCGTTTCAAACCTATGCGTGATACCCTGCCCTATATCATAAAGTGCATTTACCCTACGTTGTAACTCTTTGTCCGTCAGCTTCACACGTCCTATCTCTGCCGTGTTCTCTGCGATTTTTCCAACAGCGGTTGTGTAGTCTTCAGGCAAACTATCAGCTATGGATTGCGCTGTCTGTGCGGCAGTTTCAGCGGCTGTCTTTGCGGTTTCAGCACGGCTTGCCGCCTGTTCTGTGGTGTCGGCTGATTTCTCTGCGGCTGTGGCAGATTTTTTTGCGTTTTCTGCCGCTGTAGTAGCCGTTTCTGCGGCGGTGACAGCTGTCTGCATATCTGTGTGCGCCTGCCTGCCTATGGCGTCTATGCGGTCCAGTGCGTCAGCTGCCACACTTGGTGACGGGATAGCAGTATCACCGATAGCCGCACCTATTCGCAGGCGGAAAATTCGTGATTTTTTCAGCAGTATGTACTCCTGCCCTGAAAGTTTTTTCGCACATATCTGACAGCTGACTGTCTGGGCTGACCGCAGTATATCAGCCGTAGGTGTCCACTGTCCGCCTGTAATATCGACCTCGTAGACAGTACCGTCGCCGTAGTCTATGGATAGCACATAGCGGTCTGCGCCGTCTATCTCCATGCCCTCGACCGACACGGGTCTGGCATTTGTTTCACCTACATATCCTAGCAGGGCTGTTGATGTCATTGCGTTATAATTTTTGTCTAGTCTGATTACCATTTCTGCGCCCCCTATACGATTGCTATGTAGTCAATGCTATACGTTCCTGCAGGTACGTTGACAGTGGTTGCGCCATTGCTAGGACCCATGCAGATCACTGCGAAATATGCACCTTTGTATACCTGCACATGGGTGCAGTAGTTCTGAAATGGGCTAGGCGTGCCGATATCCCTCAGTGACACGCATATCTGCTTTGGTGTAAAATCCAAATTCAGCGGTATCTGCACAACACTTGAAGTTGCCTTTTCCAGTGTGTATTCAATCGTACCGCTTTTGATTTTATTCTGGTTTAGGTCATTTACTGCCTGTTCTGTTGCCGTTAGTGCGTCAACCAACGCCTGACGAACGTCACGACCGTAAAATGCGTTTCGGACAGTTTCGATTGCCGTTGTCAAATCAACATTATTTGCCATTTTATCCCTCCTAGTCTAGTGTGTGGTTCTTCGTTGTCACGCTGTTACACATAATATCACCTGTTTTGCCGTAGCACTGTATTGCGGTTTTTTCGTTTTCGTTGTACAGATACATTGCCCTATTATTGGTATCAACTGTAAATACCTTTTTGCCGCTGTCTGTATATGTTGATATGTTACCGCTGTTTGTGTCTAACGAAAATTTCAATTCATCATTCCAATAGCCCGACATAGCACCAGCCTGCAGGACGATATGACCGCCGATCGTACTGTTATCAATGCGTATCTCCAGTGGGCTGACTTTCAGCGTCCACTCGTTGTGTGACAACTGAATTGCACTGGTATTTTGGCTAGATGTTTGAATATTAATGCTTCCGCCTGTAATAGTCGCTGATTTCGACGACAGCTTGTTAGCGACCACGTTTCCGCTCTCGTCCACCTTGAACGTTCCACTGCCGTTGTTGATTTTCAACCCTGTCAGGGTCAGGGCGGTTATAAAACTAGCCACCAAATTGCCGTCGATGGTCCACGCATTTGTGTACGGTCCGTTTTTCGCAGAACCGCCGTCCGATGATTTCCAAAAACCTAGCCCATTTTTGTTTAATTGAATGCAGGATTTACAGGTATTTATATCAGCCGTATCCATAATCAGAATGCGTTCTGGTTTCTCAGAAGGATCAAGAATGACATGACCGCCCTCTGCGCCTGTTATCAACTTTGTAGCATTCTCGATTTTACTGTCTATGACCTGTCTATTTCTGAATTCGCTATCGTCAATAGCGGTCTGCAGGCTCTTGGTTTTGGCTGTCATGAACCCTGTCATGGTTTCAAATTTGTCGCCAAATGTCAGCTCGGATTGTTCAGGGCTGTCAAGGTTTATAGTAATGCCGATTATACGCAGATCTTCATCAATCCCCATAAGAGGGTTGACTACACGATACCAGCACCCTAGCTCAAACTGTTCAAAATTCATATCAATTGTTGACAAATCAACCGCAGTTATTTTATACTGCTTTTTGGCTTTGTTTGCATTTTTCAGGTATGCTGTAGCTTTTGTTTTCAAAACTGACGCCTGCGTTACGTCGTCCCACGTCTGTGTACCGCTGATTACGCCATACTTAGCAACCAACGCACTATCTTCGATATAGTCTTTACCACTGTTCACACTGCCAATCGTCAGCCTTTTCTCGCTATCGGTCAACTTTGCACCTAGCGGATATAGCCGTGTAATAACGCTCGTTTCGTCAATTTCACGGCTGATAGTTTTGAGATTTACCGCCAGTTCTATCTTTGTGTCAGTGCCGTGTCCGATATGCTCCAGATAGTCTATGTACACTTTGCCGTCTTGGTCTCTTAGCTGGATTTCACCGCCGAATTTTCCGACCAGTTGTTCAGATATAGCGTCCATAGTCGATACCCAATTGACAGAATATGTGTAATTATTTTCGCCCGTCACAGTGACCTGCCCGACCGATATGTGTTTATCATTGCCAACCTGCGCATTGTGTTTAGAAATGAATGACGCTAGCACTGTTGATATACCTACCATTTTGTATTCAACATACGGCTGAACACTGTCATATAGCCAGCCTAAACGCCCTTCGCAGGTGACAGTTTTACAAATCAGACCTTGCTCGTCCATGCTGTCAGGGCATTTCAGCACACGTCCAATAAAAATATCTTTGCCTGTGCTATCGTCCGTGACAGTGACCGATGTTGTCAGTGGTTTCAGTTTGTCATATCCTGCATTGTCGGGATATATAGTAAACGTAAAACTGTCAACGGCATTGACAGCCTTGACAACTTTTCCACCCGAAATGCGGTCAAGGTTATCACTATGTATCGTGGTTTTTTCAATGCCATTTTTGATAGTGACAGTATGCATTTATAACACCTCCTCGTGCAGGCTCAGCGTGAGCGACCCGAAGCCATACGCTGACAAAGTATTCACGCCAGGTTGTAAAATCAATTCGTCCATATCGAATGGTTTTTCTGTCGATCTGTATACCTTTTCGGATATATCAACGTTGTTATTTTGGAAATACGTGAAACCCACCTTGTCGGTATCATCAGCAGACCGCCTATATATCAGACGTGGTTTTATCGGCACGTCCGAATACAAAAAGATTTTTAAGGTTGCAGGAGGGGCGTATCGTGTCTGCTTAACCGCTGTCAATGTCATATCTGTCAAATTCAGATAGTCATTTTCAAAACTGAAATCGTCAAAGCCCTTGTCTGAAAAATCGTCAGATATCTTATACGGCTGTGCTTTGAACGTTGCCGTTACCTCAACATGATATCCCTTTTCACTTTCGGTGCAACTGATTGCTCTTGCCCTATAGTGGTAAATTTCAGCGTCATCATATAGGTCACATTCTCCAGCCGACAAAATCCAGTTTTCAAAATCTGCCACTGCTTTTCGCAGGGCGGTTTTCGGACAGTCCATAAATACAAATTTGTATGTCAGTGTTCGTGTATCATAGGTAGGTTTACCGCCATTCTGATATGTGAAACATATGTCGCCATTGCGGTATGGTATAGTAGCCGATATATCCCTGATACTTGGTGGCGGTGTACTGCGTGATGTCAGCAACGCCCCGAAATCGGTATAGGAATTTTTGCCATTTATCGTTATACTAGACATTGTCCGCCACCCTCCTAGCGTTCAGATTGATTTTTTCAGCCATAGCAACGTCCATGTATGGCGCTGTCACTGTGGCAAAACGTTTTCCGTCAATGTTCATAACTACTGTCAGATCACCGCTCTTGCCGTGCTGTGTGGTGCTGTCGGTTTCGGTTGATATTTTGTCAGCCGTTTTCCGAACGTTCTGCCTGCCTATCATGACAGGATCCATTTCAGCCGATACACCTGCAACGCTGTCAACGATAGCCTGTGCCTCGTTCACTGGTTCGTCTGCTGTATCTTCCATGCCGACCGCAATACCTGACGGCAGATACTGACCGACCTTTTTCGCCATAACCCTTGAAGGGGAATGAATGTCGAAGAAATCGCAAAATCCGTCTATAATGGCACTGCTCACGTCTTTCACTACGTCCCAAATTCCACTGACGGCAGAAACCAAGCCGTTCAAAATGCCTTTGAGGATATTTGCGCCCAAGTCCAGCCAGTTCACATCTTCAAAACCCTTGATTATAGCACTGATTATATCAGGCAGTGCGTCTATGATAGCAGGTATAGCGTCAGGCAAACCCTGTGCTAATGCGACTATCAATTCCATACCTGCCTTGACAAGTGCGGGCAGATTTTCTGTCAACGAATCTGTTATAACAGGTATCAACGCAATAATTGCGTCTATCAAATCAGGCGTGCATTTAGTTAGACCTGTTATCAACCCTGTTAGTAATTGGAAACCGCCCTCAATGATTGTAGGCAGATTTTCAATCAGCGTGTCAGTTATTTGTTTTATCAAACTAGGTAACATCGGCATCAACTGTTTGATAACGTCATTTAATCCGTCAATCAGACCTAAAAACAGTGTGATTGCGCCCTGTACCAGTTCAGGTACCAGCGTAGGGATAGTTGAAACCAACGCATTTATCAACCCAAAAAAGCCGTTAAGCAATGACGGCAAAATCGAGTTGATTAATGACGGCGCTGATTGTGCTAGCGATTGAATGATAGATGTTAAAACTGTGGTTGCCGCTGTGATTAGTGTAGGTGCGTTTTCGGCTAGCGTTTCTGACGCAGAACTGAATAGTCCAGATATAACGATAGGAATTTGTTCGGTCAAGCCGTCAAGACCGCCACTGTCATATGCGTCTAGCAAACTAGAAATGCCGTCAAACAGTTTGGTGAAACCGCCCGACAATTTCTGAACAGCTGGCAACGATTTTGTCAGAAAATCTGCCGCCATTCCCTTTGCGCCAGCCATAACAGGCGTGAACGCAGTTCCCAAAGACGCAAGGGCGTCCTGCAATTCAAAACTAGCACGTTCATAATCCAGCGTTGATTTATTTGCAGATTGATATTCGTCATTGATTTCCGACAGACCCGAATTTGCCAGCCAATCAAGGACATACTGCTGACGTTCTGCTTCTGACGTGCAGTTCTGTAGACCTGCATTAAAATCATCAACGCTATCACCCATACGCCCGATGAGTTCTGAAAACTGACCTGTCGCAGCACCTGTGGCAAGGGTTTCCTGCAAACTGTCCGAAAGGCTCTCAATTTTCAAAGTGTCAGGAAATTTTTCAACCGCTCCGCTGAGTGCGTTTATAGCAGGCGTCATTTGTTCATCGCTGAAGCCGACAGCCATAAGGTTTGATAACGCTTCAATACTGGAATCGGATTCGCCTGTGATAGCCACCAAATCTTGCATTTTTGATTTCATAAAATCAAAATTGTTGCCGCTGGTTTCGGCGTTTGTTTTCAATTTGGTCATATCACTGTTCCATTCACGGCTAGTTTCGACGTTTGCCGCAAGTGCCGTTGTTACAGCTGCAAGACCAACACCTATGGTCTGTGTGTATTTCTTGAACCCGTCAGCCGCCTTGCCTATCATGGCTGTGTCTATTTTGCCCAGCGTTGCCGTGAACTTCACGGCTTTGCTTGCCGCACCGCCTATGGCAGAACCGACTTTTTCGACTTTCTTTATGACAGGTTCGACCTTGTCTTTGGCTTCTTTGAACGCTGTGCCGATAACGTGAATGTTTTTCTTTTCGTCTTTCAGACTTGACAGCTTTGACTTTGTCGTTTCCAACTCACGCTGAAATGCACGATACTGTCCTGCGTCTATCTCGCCTTTTTTATACTGTGCCGTGACCTGCGATTGTGCTTCTTTCAGCACGTCCAGTTTTGATTTTGTCTCTTTGATACTGTCTTTCAGCAGGTCTTGCTTTTGCTTGACCAGCGTGACGTTATTTGGGTCTAGCTTCAGGGCTTTATCGACCGCTTTCAGCTCACTCTCCAGCTCACGGCTCTTCTTGTTCGTTTCTTTCAGTGCCTTGTCAAGACCTGTGGTGTCACCGCCTATCTTGATAGTAATGCCCTTTATGCTACTTTTTGCCACCTATCATTACCCCCTTTCCGAAATTTTCTCTCAAAGCCTGTCGGTCAGGCTTCGTCAGGGTCAACCTATATGCGTTATCCAGGTATTCTTGACCGCTCTCACTCTGCCTGAGCCGTGCAATAAATGCGTCACGGCGTATCAGCAGATAGTCATAGTAGTCCATATCATCAACATCATATAGGGATATACCCATATAGTCCGCAACTAACTTTTCCCACGTTGAGGAAATTTCATATTTCTCCCCCTCCCTATCCTGCGGCGGATAGTAGGGGAGCGCTAGTTTTTTGAATTTTTGATTTCAAGCAGATAGTCGATATATGTGCGGTAGAACATCTGAATGTCATAGATATCCCAATCAGCCAGTGTTTCAGCCGTTATCGGTATCTTTGCGATGTTGTGTGACATCAGTTTTGCGCACATTTCGATTGCTTCGTCCAGCTTGTTGCCGCCTAGCTTTGCCGATATTTCCCCAAACGCTTCAATCTCGCCCTTTGTGGGTGGCATAACAAAAATCGTGGTATGCTTTTCGTCAGCCAGCTCAATGCGCAGGCTAGGCTTTTGCATTTTATTGAAATTCAACGTCTTTGGCATTTTATACACCTCCAAAAAAACAGCCCACTGAAAATCTCAGCAGGCTGTGTATTTGTGTTGCTTATATGGCGCTTATTGACTTATCCTCTTCAATGTAGGTGATTAGTGTTCCGTCGCTGTCGCTTGGCAGTGCTTTGAACTCTGCGTCGATAACGCTTTCCTTGTCCTTTGCAAATGCCAGTTCAATGCCACTCTGGTTGTTGCCCACGATCATGACCCATATATCTCCGTCAACTGCGTCAACGTGGTGGAAACACAGGACATACCTCTTGCGACGCATATTTTTCAGACCGCCAATCTTGACAGTTCTACGTTTCTTGCTGGTATCTTCTGTAACTCTTGCGGTATCGCAGAGAACGTCAAGGGTATTGCCGTTGAATACCATAATGCCAGTTTTCAGTGTAGCTTCTTCCTCAGTGATGATTGTCTTCTGGTGCGTGCCGTCATCATCACTTGCGGTGTAGAATGTCGGCTTATAAGACAGGGTTGCACCGCCCTGGATATAGCCCAGCACATTGGCTTCGGTGCAGATAGTATCAACATCAGGCACTGTTTCACCGTTGAAATCCTGATAGTAGATATAACCGCTTCCCAAGATGATGTTACTCGGGGCTTTCTTTGTCTCAGCCATTTCAATTCCTCCTTATTTCAAATAATTGGTAAATGAATATCTTATCTGATACTCCTTGCTGTCCTCTATCCAGCTTTCAGACTTTTCCAAATCAAAATCTGCAAACTGCTTTTCGACAGCCGTTTCTAAATTAACGTCGATTTTCCTTGTATACAATTCAATGACTATCGTCTGCTCTCGCAGGCTTGCGGGGTGCATATCGTCTCCGCTGTCTATGGTGCTTTCACGATAAAACACGCAGTAGGGCGTTTTCATTTCATCACGTGATGAATAGTATGCGACTTTGTCTTTCAGTTCGTCGATAGCCGTTAATCGTGAACGTATGTCAGCCAATGTCAAATTCATTTCTTCAACCTCGTTTCTACCAGCTCAGGCAGTGTCTTTTGTGCATATTCCTCAACAGGTTTGATATGCACAAATGCCTTTACTCTGCCCTTACCGCCTTTCTTTGCGTGACCATGCTCCAGCAGATGTGTCAGATAGTAGTATTTTTTGTTACGCACAATCACACGCTTGTTGCCTGACTTAGCGTATACTGTTTCAGCTTTCCAACTTTCGGCATACTTGCCTGTGCGGCGTGGTGATGTGGTTTTCAGCTTTTCGACACACTGGTCTGCAACCTCGTCAATACAGCCGTCAACTATCTTTGCAGTTTCTTCGCTGTACTCTTTCAGGTCATCAGCGACCTGTTTTGCCAGCTTGCTGACATCAATCATCAACTATCACCGCCAAAACGTTCAGCCGTCAGTTCAATGGCCGTTCCTGCAACATATGTGCGTATGATACGATATTCCCGACCGTTATAGAATAACATATCCTCGTCATCATAGTCATAGTAATCTGCCATTTTGATTTTCAGCGTGGGTTGAAACCCTGCCTGTGCGGCACTGTAAAATTCAGAACGTGAAATTGATGATACCTGGCAGAACACTTCTTTGGCATTCTCCCAGTCAACGACCTTTTCTTGATTTCCTATCTCGTCTGAAACTATCTTTGCTTTGGCGATTTTTACAACATCATTGAACATCGTTAAATCCCCTCCGTATAGTCCTCGTTCAGACTTAGTGCGTCTCGCAAACGCTCGTAGTTCTTGCGGAAATCTTCGCCTTTGCCGTTGAAATCATACTGCCATTTGACATAGTTTTCGATAGCCTTTTTTAGAATTGCGCTGCAATCGTCAGCGTCAAAGGGAACGAACACGCCCACACGCTTTAGGTCTTCCATGCAGGCGTCAACGTTTGACATAATGTCGCTATCTAGCTTGTTATGCGATATCCTCAACGAATTTTTCAAACTTTCTAGCATTCGTTATGCCCCCTTATCATCATGATTACTTGCTTTTCTTGGTGAGTGTTACAAGGCTGTTCTTGTCGACGACCTTGCCGTCTACCAGCATGATACCCTTTATAACCTGATCCTCAGTGTCATTATCCTCATATCTCTTGACTGTCATCTGGAGATTTGTGTTGAGGATATAGTCCTCAGGGCGGAACAGGAAAGCGACGATTGTGTCAGCCGATACAGCGTCGGTATAAGCGTCGATATCATCTGAGAACACAACAGGTCTGCCAAGAACTGATGGCTGCATATCGCCGTTAAGACCATAGTTGACCCTTGCGATAGGCTGTCCCTGAGTATCTGTCATTGCCTGGATAGTGCAGAATGTTGACCAGTTCATAAACCACTTAACGCCTGCTCTATAACCTGACGGAATTTTTGACATCATATTCCACAAGGTATCGTATGTAATGCCGCTTGCCAGTGCAACGTTCACATTCTGACCGCTGACAACAGTTTCCGTCAGAATGCCCTTTGGTCTGGTTGTGCCGTCGCCCTTGATGATTGCTGTCTCGATAGCGGCAATCATCGCGTTGGCTACCTGATTAACGAACACAGTTTCGAAGAAATCAAGAGATACTACCGAAACTTCAAGTGACATTGAAATTGGGCATCTCAGCTTGTAATAGCTGAATGTGATTGAGCCTGTAGTCTTCTTCTGAGTGTCAGAACTTGCGCCCTCAGCAACCCATGTTGCAACAGGCTTGGCACTTGATGTCGGGATTGTCACGCCACCCTTGATATTGGTCTTTGTGACAAGGGCATAGATCTGGCCGTGTTCCTCCAGCTTTTCAACGATTCTCTGCATGGTTGTTGACGGAATAACAGCCGCAACGTCAGTGGTCTTTGTGCTCTGTGCCTCGTTCGCAAACTTTGCAGGGATTGGTGTACCCTCGAGAACGTTGTGCATAAATGCAGTTCTGTACTCAATGCTGTCATAGATGTTTGATGTGTGTGTGATTGCATTCTCGCTCATCTTGTTTTCATTCCTTTCAATGATATTTTTCATAGTGTCTGACGCATGGTCTTTTGTCATAGCGTTCAGATTTGCCTGTGTCTTTGCCGCCTTTTCAGCGTCATTCATCAGCTTTTCAGCTTCCTCAAAATTGCCATCGTCAATAAGAGCCTGAGCCTTGTCAAGCATTTCCTGTCTTGTCATTTTTATAACCCTCCTTTAGTTTGTCAAGCCTTGCCTGTGCTGTTATCTTTTTATCAGCACGCTCAGCCTTCATCTTTTCGATTACATTCTGCGGTATGATATCGCAGTAGGCCGCCACAAGCTGTGACTTGACGTTCTTGCTTCCTGCAATTTCGTCTATCAGCCCCAGTTTAACCGCCTCATCAGCCGTCAGCCATGTTTCCTTGTCCATGATTTCCAGTGCCTTTTCCTTTGCCATGCCTGACTTGGTTATGTAGGCATTTGCAATGGTTTCATTGGCTTTTTGCAAAATCTCTGACATTTTGTCCATGTCATGGTAATCACCTCTTGTCGCCGATGATACGTTATGCACCATGATCTGTGCCGTCGGTGATATATCTGACTTGCCTGCACATGCTATCACGCTTGCCGCACTTGCCGCAAGACCGACAACGTGTATTTTGACGTCGCCTGAATACTCACGAATTGCCGAATAGATTTCGGACGCTGCAAAAACATCACCACCGCCAGAGTTGATGTAAACCTCCAATGGTTCACCTTTTTCAGCTGCCGCAGTTATATCTTTTAAGACCCTCGCAGGAGAAATGGCGTCAATGTCGAAAAGGTCATAGATCCACTGGTCATCATTCGGAATGATTGTACCTTTGACGTTAATTTTCATCATTTTCACCTCCCTCACTGCTGTCTATCTTTGCCGTGTCTAGTCTGACATAGTACTGATCGCCCGAAGGAATGTCAGCCAGATTGAACACACTTCTGATTTCGTTTGCGTTCATGATACCTCTGTCGAAGAACTGCACCAGATTCAGTTTAGTTGACATTGACGCAGTGCTCAGATTGAACGCTTCAAAAACTATCTTGTTGCCATACCCTCTCTCGATACGGCTGAATAGTTTTCTTGTGAATTCGCCAGCCAGTTCCATTACTACTGGTTCTATTTCCGATTCGTAGTAGGCGTTGTATTGGTTTTCGGTGTAATTTGACTGCACAATATTTGCGTTTGTGTTAAACAGCGAATAAATTCTCTGCGTGGTTTTTTCCATGACCGACGAATTTGGAACGTAATCCTTTGCGTCAACTTGCTTTGCGTCTGCTTTGCTGTCGACCGCCGCAACACCTGTGCCGTTCTGAACGCTCATGAACTGCTCGCTGAACTCCTGCGCTTGCTTTTTCAAATCTTCAGGGCGCAGGGAACTGGTGAACTTCAACAGCCAGCGGATAATTGACGAATTCTTGATAGCCTTGACAATACCCTGATCTGTAGTTGTCACGATTTCCATTAACGGCGTCAGCGTTTCACTCAGCCGTTCTCCGAAGATATCGTCTTTGTAAAAATCGCTACGCAAATGAATGATATCTGCATACGGAAACGTATATCTTTGACCATTGAAAAACGTGAATTTTAAATACAAATCGTTGCCGATATATACGCACTCTGCGCTGTCTGCAGGGATAGGATATAGTTCAGTAGGATAGCCGTTGCCGTCGCGGATAATCAAAATAAACGCGTTATTGTTCAAACACAACTGCGTTGCGATTTTTTCTAATAGTTTCTGCATTGTCATGAACTCGTTTGGCTCTTCTAGCAGCATTCGCATATATGGTTCAGGGTTTATCTCGATACTGCCGTCACCATTTCGACTATATGATTTTCTGATATGCTTTGCGGTCAGTTTTCCGATAGCCTTGACCTTCGGGCGAATGCAGGCACGCACCAAATCCGACCGATAAACGTTGCCGTCCCAGCTATAGTAGCCGTTGCCGATTTCCGTCATCATCTTATATCGGGTCACTACCTGTGACCTGTTTTTAAAACGATTTATCAGACCCATTTTTTCACCCCTTTCATATCAAACTCTCAAATTCTTCCTGCCGATTATAATAGACCACATATGCGTCTAGCAGTGCCGCAAGTCCGTCTATTCTTTGCGTTCGGTCAGATTTCTTACACGGCTGAATGTTGCCGTTGACGTCCGTCTTTACAGCCGTATTTAGGAAACACCATTTGTCAATTGGATTGTTGTCGTAAACGATGTTGTGTCGCTGAAACTCAGCTTTCAAATTCTTCATCGGGTCAGACAGCGTTATAACGCCCTGGCGCACAGGTACTAAAACGCCCTTGCCGAACTCCTCTTCGAACGCCTTTATCAGCTCGTCCGAAACGTGCCAAGGGTCATAGCCGATAGCCAACGGATAAATATCTTCCTTATCTCTCAGTTCCAAAAACCAGTCTAGGATAACACGCTTGTTGACCTTGTTTCCCTCGCACGTCCTCAGCAGGCCTTGTGATTTCCACAATTCATACGGCACACTATCTCGTCCACGTCTGTCACCCTTTTCAGCGTCAGCGTCAAGGACGGCTTGCGGTATCCAGTACATAGATTTTACATACAACCTATCATCGTCAGGCTTTTTGCAGATAGCCTTTGCGGCATTAAGGTCTATATAATCAGCAGCGTCAAAACCACCGATGAAATATCTGAACGGATAGTCCACGACAGTTTCTTCATTGTTCAGCTCGTCCCACCTCAGCCAGCCGCTTTCGGTATTCTGCGGAAGGTTAAAATCTTTGACCATAACCGTTGCTTTGAAACTAGGATCATCTTTGGCTTTCTGCACCATTTGGCGCAGATAGTCTATTGATTTTATCGTGCCCAGTCCAGGATTTGCTTTTATCCAACATTCTTCCTTATCCCATTCATCAGGGCTATCCAGTTCGTTGATAAACGGCAGAAACCTTTTGTTGATTTCCGTCAGCCGTCCGTATAGCAGATTGCTGGCATACTCGTATTGCGCGTCAAAAATGCCGCCACGAACAAAGCCGTTTGTTGTAATGCAAAATAAAATGGGCTGCTGTCTAGCGCCCATTGCTTGCTTTATCAAATCATATAGATCTCGATTTTTAATCGCCGCCAATTCGTCGATAACACCGCAGTGAACGTCCAAGCCGTCAAGGCTGTTTGAATTGCTCGCAAGGGCTTTTATAAATCCCATGTTTAATGGGAAATACAAATCGGCCGCACGTTTACGAATATGCTTGCTCAACAATGGCGACTGTTTTATCATTTTGTAGCAGGCATTGAAACCCAGTTTTGCCTGATCTAGCATTGTGGCGACGTTATATATCTGCGGTGAACCCTCTCCGTCATTGACTAGCATATCATTTTCGACCGCCGCAATTTCTGTTGTCTTACCGTTCTTTCGCCCTTCAATTATTAAACATTCGTTATACTGGCGTAGGTTGTTATCGTCAACAAAACCGAATAATGCTTGCAGTCTTGCTTTTTGAAACAACTCCAGCTTCAACGGCTGACCTAGTTTTCCAGACGGCAGCTTACAGAATTTTTCTATAAAATCCGTGTGCCGTGTTGCAATAGCTTCGTCAAAATGAAACTCATCAGGGCTTGCAAACCTGTTCAGCAACATTTCGGAAACCTTTTTCATTTTCTCACACGCAACGATACTCCCGTCATAAATGCCAGTAAAATATTTTTCAAATTCCGTCAACGCTTTGCACCGCCTAGGAATTCCAACAACTCGTCGCCCTCGGACTTTTGCAGGCTGTCAAGGATAATATCCTCAACTGTCTTTGCCATTGCATTGTATTTTCCGATTAACGTTGCATACGCTTTACTTGCAGGGTGCTCTGTCTTGACAGTAAAACCATTGCCGTTTGTCGCTTCGATGATTGCGCCCTCTGCTTTTATCTTTTTCTGATACTCACTCAGCAGATTTTCCATGTACTCCAGCTGATCTAATAGCTTTATGCCCAGTTCTCTTTTAGCTGGTTCACAGCTATCCACAGCTTTTCGCAACTCGCTCAAATTCTTTTTGATTTTTGCCATTGTCAGATTACACCCCCTCATGCGATTTTATCGTGCGTAAAAAATGACCTTTGCCCCCTCGGTATCTTAGGAAAAAATTCAGTCCAAATTTGAGGGGGGCATGGGCATACCCGATGCGTCAAATTCACATTTTGTTAATTTTTTAGGCGATTTTTGGTAGAAGTGACCCTCGAAATTATCATGACATTTTTTGCATACAAATTCGAGATTGGCATGGTTTAATGATACCTCAGGGTCACGAATGTTCGCTGGCGTTAACAATGTTCGATGATGAACGATATATCCAGCACGTTCATGGCATTCTTCACACAAACCGCCGTCAATTAGTATGCGTTTGTCGATGTAGGATTGGCGACACTTCTTCCACGCTGACGAGCGGTAAAAAGAATACGCAAAGTCTTTCATAGTGCCGCCCCCATAAAATAAAAATGCCACACGTGGGACACATTGTTAAGAGGTGTGTGTGGCTGATTGGTATCGGCGTCAACATCATTGCAGTATCGACCGATATATCCGCCACAGCTAATGCCATAGCGGAATCAGGAGATCTAAAACAAAAGAAGTAAAAAACATGGAGCAGGTTAAGTGATGGCGCACCGCCCCTGCACATTGCCTGAGGGCTAGCCGCTCAGGCGTAAAAATGGGGTTGGCTTTTATTGAGGATATAACCAACTGACCTTTTCACCCTATCGGGCTATTATACAGTATAGCAGATTAATAACTGCATTTCACTGCATTTCACTGCACTCTTTCGGAACAATGATATGTTTCAGGGCTTCGCCGTGAATTTTATATATTGTGCGTTCTGAATAGTTCATATAGTCAGTGATCCCCATTATGTATTCACCGTTTTCTTTGTTGAACTTCCCCACCCAGCGCTGATAAAAAAGATACCGCCTTTCAAGGACTTCTCGCTGGTCTGCGTCTGCCACTGCGTCAATGGATTGTTCAATTTGCAAACGTTTGTCAATCAGTATCAGCGCCAGTTCCTGCTGCCTGCGTTCGTATTCCGCTATGCGTTCTATGGTGCTTGACATCTTGTCGCCATTGCAACTACCATGACTAGCACCTGTATTTTCGTATGAAATACCAGCGTATTCTAGTTGTGACCGCAGTTTCTTGACCTTGTTTTCAATGATTTTCACACGCCTTTCAATTTTATAGGCGTTTTGCAGATACTCTTTCGCTGTCATTTCAACCGCCTTTCTGCACCCTGTCAGTCATTTCCGTTGATATCAGCTCCGACAGGTCAATGCCGTATGTCTCTTTCAGATAGCTGGCGTTGTTATCGTTGTCAAATTTTGCCGTGTCCATAATGTCAAACGTGCTATTCACTGCGTCGATAAATGCACGCAGGCGTTTGCCTTTCCAGCCGTACCACTTATCTAGCGTCCACAGAACAGTTGCCATTATCTGTTCTGTGATATCCTGCATAATCTCGCCTTGCAGTTCACTATATCTTTTCTGCATTTCCTTTGCGACCTCTTTCTTGATGTCGCTTTGTTTGACGATGTTTGTTCGTGCCTTCATGGCATTTCACCAGCTTCCAGAAATTCAGGGGTATCGAAAACATTTCCGACAATTTCGCACATATAAAAATTGCTAGGGTATATGTTTGACGTGTCACTTTCTCCGAAAAAACCAGTCTCAGGGTCAAATTTAATTTCAAAAACCTTTTTGTCAATATGTTTTGAAATATTTCTGTCGCACAGGCAGAGATCCCCCTCAAAAATTTTGTTGTCGTTCATGTCTGTCAGACCTGTGTACTGACCGACAGTTTCAGGGTCAACCGAATATGTTATTGGGATTGTATCAACAAACTGTTTGTCATTGAAATCATCGATTACCAGATTGTCACAAATAATGTGTTCAAAATCAGCACCCTTGTCCTTGAAGTATGGGCGTTTCCTAAGAACGTAATATCCACTTACCCATTTGCCATTGGCAATGCGTTTGCCACGAAATAATATTTCACGCATTGTCGTCTCTCCTTGTTGCCAAACTTTTAGTGCCATTTTTTTGCACCTGCGCAGGCACTGCCACAAACGACCACTCGTAAACTTCAAGCGGCTCGTCAAGAATGTGATAACACAGCCTACCGCCGTATTCACGCCCCTTTTCATGGTCACAGCCGCCCTTGTGCATATCCTCTCCGCATACAGAGCAAAGCTTCTCTCCCATGGTGCAGGTAATGGATACTTCTTTCTTTATTCCACTCTGAATCTCGCTTATAAGATCGCTGTTAGAAGCAGTTCGCACCATGTAAGCCTTTGCCATAAGTCTGCGGTAGACCTCGCCGTCTGTCGTAGTTTTCTCAGGCAGAGTTTCCACCCAAGTGTCAAATATTCTAGCAGTCTGCTTTGAGCTTTTAGGGTCATGGTCGAAAATACCCGTTCTGCCCTTA